ATGAACAAGACCAACGTCTTGCTCCGTCTCGAAGAGTTCGATGGCAAGGTCGTTACCACGTTCCGCGGCATTCCGGTTCGTACTTGCGATGCCATCCTGAACAATGAGGCGCAGGTGACCTAGTTTTAGGCCATCTCCCCAAACCTCATCGAAAGGAACTCTATCATGATTTTGGACAACCTTCTCACCTTCACCGGCACGTCGAATGGCGCAACGGGTGGCATCACCTCCGGTGCCCAGACCGATGCTCCTACGACTGGCACTCAGGCTGCGTCGAATATCATTGACCTCGGCGTTTCGGGTCTGCCCTCGTCTGCGAATGGCGGTGGCGCCCGTGACCTCGGCGTCGGTGATGATCCGTCGCTTAAGTTCTCGGCGATGGTAATCGCTGCTTTCACCGCCGGCACCAGCCTCCAGCTTCAGTTGCAGGGTGCGCCCGACAACGGTTCCGGTGCTCCGGGTTCTTACACCACGATGTGGACGTCGGCAGCAATTGCTGAGGCTTCGCTGGTGGCTGGTGCCCAGCTTGCCAACATCGACGTTCCCCGCGTTGTATTTGGACAGGCTCTGCCGCGTTTCCTCAAGCTGAACTTCATCTCAGTCGGCACCCACTCCACAGGCACGATCGAATGCAACATCGTCCTCGATCGCGATGATCAGATCATGGGTACTGGCGGTGCCTATTCTGGTTATCCGGCTGGCCTCACGGTCTCTAACTAAGAAAGGTCCCTGCCATGGCACGTTGGAAGCTGATGACTCCCCACTATCTCAACGTCGAAGGCGAGACGTGGGAATACACTGAGAATGATCGGCAGACTGGGCGCCCGAAGCGTGTTCAGTTCCCGGTCCCACGCCTTCTCGATATCCGCGACCCGAGTTGCTGGACCAATCGCTGGGGCAACAAGGACAACGAAGATGGCGAAATCATTGTCTGTCATGCAGGCAAGGGCGATGCCAAGGACATTGTCTTCATTGGCGATCCGACGCCGGACATGCTGCCGGTCGATGACGAGGCCAAGGAAATCTCCGCGACCTTCGAGAATAAGTGGCGGGCGAAGCCTGAAAATATGGCCGGCGACTACTCTCAGTCGCTGATCGACAAGTTCCAGGCTGACATGGACGAACTTCGTTCGAAGCCTGCTGAGGTCCCCGGCCTTGCAGACCTCGTCTCGGTTATCGGCAAGCTCGTCGAGTCCAACCAGAAGATCGAGCGGAGAGCCTAATCATGGGTTTCATCACCACAACCCCCGGCGGCGCACTAGCATACAATGGGGCTAGTGGCGGTAAAATCTATGGTTACAACAACATTAGCGAAAGTGGGCTTGTGCAGGTTGCTGCTGCAAACACCAGCCGCGTCAAGCTCACTTTCCACAATCCCGGAACGAACGATATCTTCATCGCTCCGGTTCAAATCCAAACCACCGGTTCAAACGTCGCGTTTAGCCCCAGCAATGCAGCCCTTGGTGGCTGCATTCGCGTGTATGGCAATGGTGGGCAGTTTACAATCGAAGGCGAATGCCAAGGCGCCTATCAAGCATTCGCTGTGACTGGCGCTGGCTCGACCAATCCTCTAACTGTGATCGACACCAATGTTTAGGATTGTCCTTCGCCAGTGCATTCGCCAACAACGCTTATTGCACGGTGACCCCTGCTGCCCAACCTGCGGCAGTTGCGAACATTCCGTACATCTCGGCCCAATCTAAAACCGCCTTCACCATTTCTGGCGGAACTGCTTCGGCTAGTTATTACTACACCTGCGGAGGTAATTAATACCTAAGCGTTGGAGTCCCACTTAAACTGTAGGAGGTAATATGAAACAGGGTTCAGGCAATTCTTCGCGAGGCGACACTAAGGTCGAACCTCGATCTCATGGTGTGAATGTCGGTTATGTCTCTGGCATCGGCCTGCAACAGGTTCAGTCGAATCCACCGGCTATGTATTCTGGCCGCGGCTATGAAGCCCCCAAGGCCACAACCACCATCCACAAATCTGGCTCTCAGCGAGGTTAAAATGAACAAACTTGGCACACATGATGGCGGCAAGCCCGAAAAGAAGGACCTGCCCTATGACCCACCGGTCGGCCCGACGACACAGACCCGGCAGGGTCCGGGACTTGGCGGCACCAATCATGGAAAGTCTGGAACTCAAGGAAGACGATAATGGATGAAGACTTCAAAGCAGAACTTGACTGGGCCAATGAGCGCTATGACGATCTAGTTGCATTTACTGGGTCTGAGGCTTTTGGCGAACTCAGCGCGGAAGATCAGGATTTGATCGTTCAGCAGTGCAGCTTGCTTGGGCATTACAAGCAGATTGTGCAGATGCGTGCTGACAAAGCTGGTGTTGATCTTTCTGATCCTGAGCCCGAGGCTGATCCTGAGCCTGAGGAAGAGTAATGACCACTCCCACCGATATCGCCAACCGCGCACTGCAAGTCATCGGCACCCGCACTACGGTGACGGATGGCGAGCTTGCGGCCAATTCCACCAACGAAGCAATTCAAATCAACCTTGCCTATGACACAGTTCGGAAGCGGTTGATCCGGATGGCTCCGTGGAACTGTGTACTGCGGACGGCGAATCTGGTGTATATCACGTCTCTTCCCGGCACCCCCGAGAACACGTCAACCACGCAAGTCGGACAGCCTTGGGTTCCCGGCTTGCCTTCTCCGCCGTGGACTTATGAATACCAGTACCCGGTGGATTGTATCTACGCGGCGTGGATTCCGCCGATGAGCCAAGTGGGCTTTGGCGTTGGCATCCCCGCAGGTCCGCCGGTTAAGTTTGCAGTTCAAATCGACACCTTCCGGCCAGTGACTGCGGCTGCTGTTGTGGCTGGTGGGACTGGCTATGCTGTTGGGGATATCATCACCCTTCCCGGAATCCAGCAGGGACAGTCGCCGATTGGTGCCCCTGCTCAGCTCCAAGTTGCGACCCTCAGTGGATCGGCAATCGCTACGGTTTCAGTTGTAAACCAAGTGCTGGGTTCGGCTTCTTCAAAAGGCGGCAGTTACTTCTCGCCGCAAGCTAATCCCCAGGCGCAGGCCTCAACTGATGGCTCTGGGTCTGGCGCAACCTTTAACCTTACCTACGGAGCAGCCAGTCCGCAGCGAGTAATCCTTACCGACCAAAGCCAAGCCACACTCGTCTATTGCCGTGACGTTACTGATCTAAACGTGATGGATGATGACTTCCAAGAAGCTCTTGTGGCAGTGCTTGGGGCATCGATTTGCATCCCGCTGGCTGGCGATAAGACCCTCGCCAAAATGGCAGTTGAACTCGCTAACCAGAAGATCGCACAAGCTCGCGAAGGTGATGGCAACGAGGGCCTGACCATCAATGACGTCACACCCGATTGGATTCGCACCCGCGGTTCTGCCATGTTCGACGTCTATACCCAGAATGGATGGTCCTTTGATTGGGGCGCGACTTGGCCTATGTTCCCTGCCTGAGGAAAATCTAAATGTCACATCTTGTTGTACAGGCCAGCTTCAATTCCGGCGAATGGTCGCCAAACCTCTACGCGCGTGTGGACCTTACAAAGTACAAAGCTGGCGCAGCGCTGCTCGAGAATTTCTTTGTGGATTATCGTGGTGGGGCCAGCACTAGAACTGGCACCAAGTACATTCTCCAAGCCTATAAATCCGCGACGCCAGTCCGGCTCATCTCCTTTCAAGCTAGCTTTACCGTTGGTTATGTGCTTGAATTTGGCGATGGCTATATCCGCTTCTTCTACCGCGGATCGCCAATCATCGAAACTGGCATCGCCATAACCGCAGCGACCAAAGCCAATCCCTGCGTCCTGACCATTCCCGGACATACCTATTCCGTTGGCGAATGGATTTATGTTCAAGACGTCCTTGGGATGACGCAGCTTAACGAGAAGTATTTCATTGTCTCTGCGGTGGCAGGGAATAACGTCACCATTGCTGGCTTGGATGGAACCAATATCAATTCCACAGGATATGGCACCTATACCTCTGGCGGCACAGCCAGCCGGGTCTATACCATCTCCTCGCCATATACCAGCAGCGACGATCTACGCCTGATTAAATTTGCGCAGTCTGTGAACCAGATGGTTCTGTGCCATCCGAACCACCCAGCATATATCCTTACCATTGTAACCGCGACAAATTGGACGCTCAATCCAATCTCTATTGGAGCTTCTATTTCACCGCCTACTGGAGTTACAGTAACTAAAGCCTTTGGATTTGCCTCTCCATATGTCCCTGTGGAATATGGATTTGTTGTAACTTCAATTGACTACAATGGCCAAGAGTCATCAGCATCAAGCCCGGCTGTAATCTCGACTGCGGATATGCGATCGAATCCAGCGACGTTACAGATAGCGTGGTCGGCAGTCACCGGGGCAAAAGCCTATAACGTATACCAAGCCGAGGTATCGTATTTCGGTGTGATCCCATATGGCGTTCAGTATGGCTTTGTCGGCACATGCACTGATGTGACATTCACCGATTCCAATATCGGCCCAGACTTCACACAATCGCCGCCGATATCGAAGAATCCATTCACTGGATCGGGCATAGATCACGTCACTGTAACGGCACCTGGCACTTATACTTCTGTGCCGACTGTGTCCTTTTCTGGCGCGCCTTCGATTGTGCCATCAGCACTAGCCCAGCTTGGAGTTCAAGGCACCCCGACAATCTCCGCGGCTGGGACCGGATATGCTATAGGCGATACAATTCAGTTTGGTTATGGTATTGTTCTTATCGTAACTTCCCTCGCCTCTGGCGCTGGGGATATCTCTGGCTGGACAGTTCAGAACTCAGGTGCGATTACATCCGGGGCAACCCCGACAAACCCGGTTGCCCAAGTACATACATCTGGCTCTGGCACAGGGGCGACAGCATCATTCACATGGGGTGTAACGGCTGTTATTATCTTAGGGTCTGGCGCAGGCTTTACTGTAACGCCGACTGTTGTCTTTTCGTCTGGGGCTGCAACCGCGACTGCTGTTCTTGGAAGTAGCTCCGCAGGCAATCCGCAGGTTCCGGGATTTGTTCAGCAGAGGCTGATTCTTGCTGGGCCTAATGGAGCACCACAGACATTTTACATGTCCCGTCCGGGGCAGTACTTTAACTTCGACATTTCCAACCCAATCCAAGCAAGTGACGCTATAACTGCCACGCTTGTTTCTGGCACGTTGAATTCGATTAAGTCGATTGTATCATCCGCTGCCGGTATGCTTGTCCTGACGGATAAAGCGTCTTGGGTTGTGAATGGTGGTACATCCGGCTCTGCTATCTCTGCCACATCAATTGTAGCCAATCCGCAGTCTTGGGTTGGCGCAAGTGATGTTCCGCCGATTGTGACGAACTATGACGTTCTTTATGTGCAGTCCAAAGGTTCTGCGATCCGTGATTTGTCATACAATATCTATTTCAATACATTCACCGGGACAGATATCTCGACTTTGTCCAGCCATCTATTCTATGGCTATACCATAGATGAATGGGCATGGGCTGAGCAGCCATTTTATCTGTGCCAAGCTGTGCGTTCTGATGGTGTGATGCTGTCATTGACGTATTTGAAAGAGCAAGAGTTTGTTGGCTGGACCCACTATGTCACACAGGGTTCATTCCTTTCAACTGCGGCTGTTACAGAAGCCACTTCAACAGCCGGCACGGTCGATGCTGTGTATGTTGTTGTTCAGCGGACTGTTAATGGTAACGTAGTTAAATACGTCGAGCGATTCGCAGAACGCGCATTTCGAAATGGTGTTGAGGATGCTTGGTGTGTTGATGCAGGGTTGCATTACTCCGGAAGCCCTGCAACAACATTCTCAGGCGGCGAACACCTTGCTGGGTTGTCAGTGACCGGCTTGGCCGATGGAGTTGTCATCCCAGAATTTACAATGCCTGCATCCGGGGAATTTACCCTAAGCTCAGCCGCCTCTAAAGTGACCGTGGGGCTTGGATATAACTGCGACCTGCAAACGCTGGCGATTGATCTTGGCGATCCATCAGTACAAGGCAAAGTAAAGAAAATCACCGGTGTAAATGTTCGAGTTGCCGATACGTTGGGCATTTCCATCGGCAGCGACTTTACACAACTTGTGCCGATGAAAGACCTTATCGTTGGGCAGGTTTCTGGTATGCTCACCGGCCAGGCATCGCAGATTGTCACCGATCTAGTCTCTGGCGACGCCTTTACTGTCATAAACCCAACATACACAGTCCCCGGGCAATACTGCATTCGCCAGTCTAGACCGATCCCTGCCACCATTCTCGGTGTATTCCCAGAGTTTGTTAAAGGTGACGAATGACCGGGCGGATTTATCAAGTCGATGCAGGGCAAGTCCCCGGGCTTGTAAACTTACCTGAGGATAGATTGTCCGGATTGCTGTCGGCAGCCAATCAATCCAGAGAAATCCTCGCTGGGTTTTGGGATGATGATCTACTTTGCCTGATCGGTTTTGTGCCGTTGACTTTTGTATCAAATACTGCTTATATATGGGCATATACTACAGAAGCGGCTGAGGATCATAAGTTGATCTACGGACGATATGCCAAACAAGTTGTCGCAAAGGCACTCTCACTTTACGATGAGATTCTTGGCGATTGTTATTCTGATAATTCCCGGCGCTGGTTGGTTAGTCTTGGTGCAGAGTTTGTCTCCACTAAGGTCTTTAGGATTCGGAGAACTTAATGTCTGACCCATCGACACTCGGCCAGATCGGGCTTGGAACATCAATCGCCGGCGGCATTACTCAAGCCGCTGGGGCGCTATTCAGCGGCGGGGCTCAGTCGAGTTATTACAACTATCGGGCTGGAATATCTCAACTCAATGCTATGATTGATTTGCAGAATGCAAACTATGCAAAGCAGGCCGGGGAGATTAAAGCTACACAATACGGAATGGCCGCGCAGCAGCGAATGGGTCAGATTAAAGCTGCACAGGCTTCATCTGGTATAGATGTTAACTCCGGCTCTGCTGTCGATGT